CCGTCAAATGTCATTTAATAAGTTTGATATCCATCTTTTATCTTATGATGAGATGAAGGTAGCCATGGAATCGCAGGGTATTGTAAGAGAAGATATGTATATCAACTCTATAGCCATTGCAGATAAAGTAGAAGACTATGATATTAAAGATGGTCTAAACCTTCTACCAGTACAATACAAGAACCCAGATAAAGAACTTAAGTCTCTTGCCCTAGAAGGGTTGAAGGCTCGTGGTTTGGATACTAACCAAGAATACCTTGATCGTCTTGATGAAGAACTAGGTATTATTAAGGCAAAGAACTTTGGCCCATACTTTCTTGTAGTTCAAAGCATGATTGCTTGGGCTAAGAAGGAAGGCATTATGGTTGGTCCTGGTCGTGGTTCTGCTGCTGGCTCTTTGCTTTGCTATTCACTTGGAATTACAGATATTGATCCAATCAAATATGGCTTGCTGTTCTTCCGTTTTATTAACCCAGAACGTAATGACTTCCCTGATATTGATACAGATATTCAGGATTCACGTCGTGAAGAAGTAAAAGATTATCTTGTTAGACAGTATCGCCATGTTGCATCTATTGCTACATTCCTACAGTTTAAAGACAAGGGTGTTGTACGAGATGTTGCACGAGTTCTAGATATTCCACTAACAGATGTAAATAAGGTTCTTAAACTTGTTGATACATGGGATGAGTACTGCTCATCAAGGACAACTGCATGGTTCCGTGAAAAGTATCCAGAAGTAGAAATCTATGGAGATAAACTTCGTGGCCGTATTCGTGGAACAGGTATCCATGCTGCTGGTGTTGTTACTTCTAAGGAGCCTATCTTTAGACATGCACCAATGGAGACTCGCTCTGCTACTGGCAGTTCAGATAGAATTCCTGTTGTTGGTGTTGATATGGAAGAGGCAGAAAGAATTGGTCTAATTAAGATTGATGCGCTAGGACTAAAGACTCTTAGTGTTATTAAAGATACTATTGATATGATTAAGAAGAATCACTTTAGAGATATTAATCTATTAGAGATTAACCTTGATGATGCAAATGTATATGAAATGCTTTCTAGTGGATACACAAAGGGTGTATTCCAGTGTGAAGCAACTCCATATACAAACCTACTAATTAAGATGGGTGTAAAAAACCTAGATGAACTTGCTGCTTCTAATGCTCTTGTTCGACCAGGTGCTATGAACACAATTGGTAAGGACTACATTGCTCGTAAACACGGAAAGCAAAATGTATCCTATATCCATCAGATTATGAAAGAGTTTACAGGAGACACTTATGGTTGCGTTCTTTACCAGGAACAAGTTATGCAGACATGCGTACACCTTGGCGGTATGTCCATGTCGGAAGCAGATAAAGTTAGAAAAATCATTGGAAAGAAAAAAGATGCTAAAGAATTTGATGAATTCAAGGATCGTTTTGTTTCTGGTGCTTCTAAGTTTATCTCCCCTAATAATGCTTTGGATCTTTGGCAGGACTTTGAAGCACATGCTGGGTATTCGTTCAACAAATCACATGCCGTTGCCTACAGTACTGTCTCGTATTGGACGGCGTGGTTAAAGTACCACTATCCACTTGAGTTTATGTTTGCCCTTCTTAAGAATGAGAAGGATAAAGATGGTCGTACAGAATATCTAATTGAGGCTAAGCGTATGGGTATTCCTATCAAACTGCCCCATATCAATGATTCAGATGCTGACTTCAAGATTGAGGGTAAGGGTATTCGATTTGGATTAACAGGAATCAAATACATTTCAGATAATATTGCTGAAAAGTATATTGCTGCTAGACCATTTAAGTCATACAAAGAACTTGAAGAGTTTACTTTTACAAAGGGTAACGGAGTAAATAGCCGTGCACTGCAAGCACTAAGAGTAATTGGCGCTGCAAACTTCCCTGATAATCCACGTAATGAGGAAGAGATTAAAGAGAATCTTTATGATTACTTAAACCTTCCAGAGTTTAATATTACAGTACCTTCGCATTATCATGCTTTCATTCAGGAAGTATCTGATTTTGAAGAAAAGGGATCATTTATCCTTATGGGCATGGTTAAGTCTATTAAGCGTGGTACTGGTTGGTCAAGAGTAGAAATCTTAGATAAGACTGGTTCTATTGGTATCTTTGATGAAGAGCAGACAACTATTGAGCCAGGAAAGACTTACCTACTTCTGGCTACTGATAATAGAATTGTTTCTGCAATTCCAGTAGAAGAAATTAAAACTTCTGCACATGCTTTAGTAAAGTTCTTAAACTATAAGCAGTTGCCGTATACAGAAGAAGAAATGTTTGTAGTATCGTTTAAGCCAAGAGTTACAAAGGCTGGTAAGAAAATGGCAACCCTTACCCTAGCAGATACTTCAAGAGATTTACATGCAGTTACAGTATTCCCTACAGCATTTGCTCAAGCATATATGCATATTGAAGAGGGTAACTCATATAAGTTTAAGTTTGGAAAGACTAAAGATGGAACAGTGATAATGGAGGAAGTAAATGTACGATAACGTGTTTGATAATCTAGCAATTAATCTACACAAGATTGCAGTAGAAAAAGGCTTTTGGGGAAATCCAGAAGACACAGATGATATTTTTATTGCAAAGCAGTGTATGATGATTGTTTCAGAGGTAACAGAAGTAATGGAAGCCGTTCGTAAAGATAAAGGTGAAGAAGAAATCACAAAGGAGTTTGCAGATATTATAATCCGCACACTTGATCTATATGCTGGAATGGTAGAGGCTGGATATACTAAGTTATCCCTTGATGAAATGTTGAGAGAAAAGGTAGAGTTTAACAAGACTCGTCCAGAAAAGCACGGGGTACGATTCTAATGTCAGTATCAATGGAAGAAGTATTAGCACAACTTAACCCTAAGTTGCGTAAGACTATTATGGTTGGAGACTCAGTACCTCCAACAGAGTATGCAGAGACTCCAAGTTTTGGTTTAAACCGTGCACTAGCAGGTGGACTACCATATGGTCGTCAAGTACTTATATGGGGTTCTAAATCCTCTGCAAAGTCCTCTCTATGCCTTCAGATGATAGGTCTGGCACAGAAGGAAGGAAAGATCTGTGCATGGATTGATGCAGAAATGTCATACGATAAGGTTTGGGCAGAACGTCTTGGAGTAGACTCATCTAAACTTATTTACTCACAAGCACGTACCATTAATGAAATGGTTGATGTAGGAACAAACCTAATCAATGCTGGCGTTGATATTGTTGTTGTTGACTCAATTACTTCTTTACTTCCCGCAATTTATTTTGAGAAGGACTCAGATGAACTTAAGCAACTTGAGAATACAAAGCAGATTGGTGCTGAGTCTCGTGACTTCAGCAATGCATGGAAGATGATTAACTATGCTAACAACAAAGTTAAACCAACATTATTTGTATTGATTTCTCAATCACGTAATAATATTAATGCAATGTATACAAGCCAGCAACCTACAGGTGGGCAGGCTACTAAATTTTACTCGTCAACAGTTATTAAACTGTTCTCATCAGAGTCAGATAATCAAGCCATTAAAGGTAAGATTAAGATTGGTGATAAGTTGATTGAAGAAAAGATTGGTAGAAAGATCCGTTGGGAACTGCAGTTCTCTAAGACTTCTCCAGGATTCCAGTCAGGCGAGTATGACTTTTACTTTAGAGGCGATGAAGTTGGTATTGATTCTATTGGTGACCTTGTAGATACAGCAGAAGCAGCAGGACTTGTTAATAGAACTGGTGCTTGGTATCAACTTGATGATGGAACTAAGGTTCAGGGCAGAGATGGTTTTATTAATCGTGTCAAAGAAGACCTTAATCTACAGGAAGAATTAAAGAAGAAGTTAATAGATGGCTAAAGAATTTAAAGTATTTCCTGGCAAGTTTCCATGTAAGAAATGTGGAGAAGAAGTAAAATCTCTTAGACTTTGGATTGAAAGTGGCGATGCAACTTGGATGTGTGAATTAAAGCATGTATCTAAGGTTAGTTTGATGCCAGATAAAAAGAGAAAAGCAGACTTCGCCAATGAGTGAACGTGGAGAATCTAAAAGAATAGGTGCTAAGCAGCACAAGAATTCTGGAAGAAACAATACAAAGGGCGATGCTTCTTGGCATAACTTTGTATTAGACTTCAAAGAATGTTCTAAATCTTTTACACTTAATCAGGATGTATGGGCAAAAGCAGTTACCGATGCTCTCAAAAAAAGTATGGATCCAGCGCTAGTTATCGTGCTAGGCGAGGGCACAAAGAAGGTACGTCTGGCTATAATAGAGTTAGAATTACTAGAACAGTTGATAGAAGGAGAATAATATGACAGAAGGTACAGGACAAACAACGCTAGAGATGATCAATGGTTTGGCAGAGATTGCTGAGTTTATGGAAGATGAAGAACTCAATACTGCTCTAACAATGATTGCTAAGTTAATTATTAAACCTGACATTCCTGCCCCTGTAGCCAGCATTGAAATCGTTAGACTTCAGGCAATAGCAGGCAAGTTAGCATTAAAGGCTACTTGGATGGCAAATGTTGATAAGAATAATCGGGCAAAGAAAAACATCTACTATACAGCAGCAGAGGCAGTAAACAACTTAGTATCAGCACTTAAATACATAATGCGCTAACATGCTATACTTATATAAAACAAGGGGATTATAATGACGAAAAGTTTATTACAGCAAGTTATGCTTAAAAGTGTTTCTAAGAAGAGTAGCATCCTAGATGCAGATGCACTGATTGAAAAGATTAAGTCTGGATATGTGATTAATCGTGGTCCAAAGTTCCAGACTAAGAAGACATTTGCTCCATCTACAATTGCCTATAGCCATGGAGAATGTCCACGCTATTGGTATCTTGCATTTGATGGTGCTACATTTGAAGATAATGCAGATGCATACGGTGCAGCAAATATGACTGCTGGTACTTTATCACATGCAAGAATTCAGGATGCCATGATGAACGCTGGAGTTGCAAAGATTTATCGTGATGACGATAATCAGCCAACAACAGAATTTAAGATTCGTTATGATGATCCACCGATCTTTGGATATGGCGATGCCATGCTTGATTGGGAAGGCGAAGAGATTGTCGGAGAAATCAAGACAATGCTTAACGAAGGCTTTGAGTATCGTAAGAACTCTATGAAGCCTAAGACTGGGCACCTTATTCAGTTACTTATCTATATGAAGATTCTTGGTAAGAAAAAGGGTGTATTGATTTATGAAAATAAAAATAACCATGAATTGCTAGTCCTTCCAATTGAAGTAGATGATTACTATCGCCAATGGATTGATGGTGCATTCCAGTGGATGCGTGATGTTCGTAAGGCTTGGGTTGATCGTACACTTCCAACAAAGAATTATCGTGCTAACTCAAAGATATGTAAAACATGTCCTATTAAGGCAGCATGTGATGAAGCAGGCACTGGAGTTATTAAAATCAAATCCATGGAGGGGCTGATTGAAACTTTGTGACAGATGTGATAATCACTTTACTCCAAAGGTAAGTTACCAAATTTACTGTAGTTCGGAGTGTAGAGATGCTGCAACCAAAGATAAGATTGCAGAAAGATATCACGTCACTCGTAGACAGAAAAGAATAGGCAAAGATAGACGTTGCCTTGGTGGTTGCAATACACCACTTTCTATCTACAATGATTCAGGGTTTTGCGCTAATTGTAATGTTAGCAAGAAGTCGGTAGATAAAATGTTAAAAGAGTTAAAGGGATTTTTTGACTATGAGCAAGAATAAGTGGGGTCTTGAAGTTAAGCCTGAGAGAATTTGTGCTATTGATGCTAGTACTAATAGCCTTGCCTTTGCTGTTTTTGCTGGTGAAGAGTTAAAGGAAGTTGGTAAGATTAACTTTGAAGGTTCGGATATATATTATAAAGTAGGAGATGCAGCAAAGAAAACTAAGGCTTATTTTGAAACTGTTATGAAGGCTGATGCAATTATCATTGAGCATACTGTTTTTATGAATAGCCCAAAGACTGCTGCAGATCTTGCTTTAGTTCAAGGAGCGCTTCTTGGTGCTGCTGCTATGTGCGGTATCACAACTGTTGGCAAGGTATCACCTATTACCTGGCAAAACTTTATTGGTAACAAGAAGATATCTAAAGATGAACAACTATATATCCGCTCACAAAATCCTGGCAAGTCAGTATCTTGGTATAAGGCATATGAAAGAAACCTTAGAAAAGAAAGAACAATTAAGTTTATAAATACTATTTATGATAGAACTATTACTGATAACGATGTTGCAGATGCTTGCGGTATTGGGCATTGGGCACTTAGTAATTGGGGTAAAGCGATAGGGGTTGACAAGTAACATCATGGCTGGTAAACTATATACAAGCGAAGTTTGGCTACGTAAGCGTTACCTAATGGACAAGAAAAGTCCAGAAGATATCGCAAAAGAGTGCGGGGCAAGCGTAGAGACAATCTACGTTTATCTTGCTAAATTTGGATTAAGGAAGTCACGACGATGAATAAAGCACAAAAGGTTTTAATTGGTTTAGGCGTTGCAGGTGCCGTTGGTTTAACATATGTCCTTACAGCGCTAAAAGGTTTGCCAGAAGCATTTGAGTGGGAAGAAGATGAGTCTGATGAGTGATAATCTTAATATTACGGTAGATCAAGTTAATCACCCAAGACACTATACAACTGACCCATCAGGGGTTGAGTGTATTGAGATTACTCGTCATCGCAATTTTAATATTGGTAATGCCTTTAAGTATCTCTGGAGAGCAGGGCTTAAAGATGAGTCTAAGACTATTCAAGACCTTGAGAAGGCTATCTTTTATATCAAAGATGAAATTAATAGACTAGAGGGAAAGTATGTCAACTGAAGAAGATTTAGTCAAACATCTTGATCAGGTAAACAATGTTGTTAGTGAATACCTAAAGGGTAATGACCCAACAGTAATTTCAAAAGAATTAGATATTCCACGTACTCGTGTTGTTTCACTTATCAATGAGTGGAAGGCTATGGCTTCAGATAATTCTGCAATCCGTGCCCGTGCTAAAGAGGCTTTAGTTGGTGCAGATACACACTATACAAAACTTATTTCAAAGTCATATGAAGTTATTGATGAAGCATCAATGACAAATAATCTTAGCGCAAAAACTGCTGCAATTAAACTTGTTATGGATATTGAGTCCAAGCGTATTGATATGTTGCAGAAGGCTGGACTTCTTGAGAATAAAGAACTTGCAGAAGAAATGGTTGAGATTGAACGCAGACAAGAAGTCTTAGTTGGTATCCTAAGAGATATCGCATCATCTCATCCAGAAGTTCGTGATATTATCATGCAACGACTTTCGGCTATTGCCAAAGAAGGAGAAGTGATTACTGTTGTCCACGATGTTCAATGATTTCTTTGAAGTACTTAAAGAAAATCATTTTGTTGAAAAACCTGTTGACGCAAAGACATTTGTTGAGTCTCCAGAATATCTAGGGCAGCCACAACTATCTCCAATTCAATACGATATTGTTGAGGCAATGAGTCAGATCTATCGTAAAGAAGATCTTGAAGAACTATATGGCGCTGTTGAAGGTGCAAGATACTATAACAAATATACAAAGAATGAGATTATTCTGCAACTTGGCAAGGGATCTGGAAAAGACTTCGTATCAACAGTAGCCTGTGCATATACAGTGTATAAACTACTATGTTTAAAGGACCCAGCAGTTTACTACGGTAAGCCTGCAGGAGATGCTATTGATATTATTAACGTGGCTATTAACGCTCAACAGGCTAAGAACGTTTTCTTTAAAGGTTTTAAGAGCAAGATTGAACGCTCACCTTGGTTTGCTGGAAAGTACAATGCTAAAGCAGACTCAATTGATTTTGATAAGTCTGTAACTGTTTACTCTGGTCACTCAGAACGTGAATCACACGAAGGTTTGAACTTGTTTATGGCAGTGCTTGATGAGATTTCTGGTTTTGCATCTGAGGTTGGTACTGGAAATGAACAGGGTAAGACTGCTGACAATATCTATAAAGCATTTCGTGGTACTGTAGATTCTCGTTTTCCAGACCTTGGTAAGGTTGTTTTGCTTTCATTCCCCCGTTATCAAGGTGACTTTATTTCCCAAAGATACGAAGCCGTTATTGCTGAAAAAGAAACTGTTGAAAAGAAGTATACTTTTATAATGAATGAGGACTTGCCTCATGATGATCCAAGTAACCAGTTTGAGATATCTTGGGATGAAGATACAATTCTTTCTTATAAGATACCAAAGGTTTTGGCATTTAAGAAGCCTACATGGGAAGTAAACCCTACCAGAAAGATTGATGATTTTAAGATTGCATTCTACACCGACCTAGCAGATGCAATGATGCGCTTTGCCTGTATGCCTACATATTCTTCTGATGCATTCTTTAAAGATAGAACTAAACTAGAAAAGGTGATGAGCCTTAGAAATCCCCTAGATAATTTTAGAAGGTTTGACCAATCATTTACACCAGATCCAGATAAGATTTATTATATTCATGCTGACCTTGCACAGAAGCACGATAAGTGTGCGGTAGCAATTGCTCACGTAGATCGCTGGGTAAGTATCCAGGTAATCAAAGATTATGAACAAGTAGCACCTATTGTAGTAGTAGATGCAGTGGCTTGGTGGGAACCAAGAGCAGAAGGCCCTGTTAATTTATCTGAAGTTAAGCAATGGATTATGAACTTACGCAGACAAGGTTTTAATCTTGGCATGGTTTCATTTGACCGTTGGCAATCTTTTGATATTCAGAATGAATTACAGGCTGTAGGAATAAGAACTGAAACTGTTTCTGTTGCCAAAAAACACTACGAAGATTTAGCAATGATGATTTATGAGGAGCGTGTGGCTATGCCAATGATCCCAATCTTGCTGGAAGAAATGTCTGAGTTAAAGATTATGAAGGGTAATCGTGTAGATCACCCCCGTAAGAAATCTAAAGACTTAGCAGATGCTCTTTGCGGAGCAGTTTTTGGTGCAATATCTCATACACCAAAGACTAATAATACTGAGATAGAAGTACATACGTGGAGTTCTGCAACCCGACTTGCACAAAAAGAAGCCCGTATGGTAGAATTGGATAATCGGGAAATGCCTGAAGAAGTTCGGGAATATCTCGGTAACTTCAATTTATTGTAAACTAACAAGGAGAAAAATGAATTCATTTAAGAAAATCGCCCTAGGTCTTGCTGCAGCAATGTCTTTTGGCGTACTATCAGCACTTCCGACAAGTGCTGCTGTAATCGGTCCAACACTGACGATTGACTCTGCTACAGATGCAATCACTGCTGGTGAAACCGCTACTGCAGTAGTAACATTGTCGTTTATTTCAGAAACAGCAGCAGATACAGCAACGGTGCTTTCTGCTATGTTCTCACAGCCAACAGGTGCAGCAAAGAACGCTACACTTACATTGCTTGAAACAACAACTGCTACAGTTGCAGTTGCAGCAGGCAATCTTTCTGCTGATGTTAACTCAACAGTTGGAACACCAGGATATGTAACTGCAAAGTTCACAGTCGCACTGGTTGCACCAACAGTTGCAGGTACATACGAAGCACGAATTATTACAACACGCCCATCAACTGGTCCATCAGTTGCATGGACAGTTACAGTTAAGGCAGCGGATATTACTCCATCTGCTTCAACAACAACTTCAATCCTCAATGCTGGCGAAGTAACAACTGCAACTGCAGATGCTTCAGTTTACGCACCAAAGGCTACTTCTACAGATGCAGCAGCAGTAATTGTTGTTACACCTAAGAATGCAGCAGGCGGATCAGCAACTGAGTCAATCCTTGCAACCGTAACAGGTTCAGGTCTTATTGGCTACGGCACAAATGCTACAACAATGTCAGCAACTGGTCGTGCTCTTGTAATTCCTACAGGAAACCATATCGGCGTATTTGCTGACGGTACAGCAGGAGTATCAACAATCACTCTCACAACTCTTACAGGTGCAGTTATTGCAACAGAGCAGGTAACATTCTATGGAGATATCGCTACAATCGTAGCAACTCCAGTTAAGTCTGTTATTGCGGTTGGTTCAAATGCAACCACAGTTAAGGCAGTTGCAAAGGATGCTGCAGGCGTAACAGTCGGAGCAGGAACACTTTATGCTTACTCAAGCGATGTAGCAACAGTATCTGATTCAGGTACAGCAGCAACAATCGTTAACGGAGAAGCAGTATTTACTCTTACTGGCGTTAAGGCAGGCGGAGTTGCAGTTACTGTAAAGAACTCAGCAGGCACAATCGTATCTGCTCCAGTTGCTACTCGTGTAGAGGCAGCAGCAGCAACAGTTAAGTTGTCATTTGATAAGGCTGCATACCTTCCAGGAGAAGCAGCAACTATCAAGGTTCAGGTTCTTGATGCAGCAGGTCTACCAGTATCTGGAAAGACACATGCTAACCTATTTGCAACAGGTGGAATCACTTCATCATATGCATTTGGTTCAGGATCAGATGTTCTTACATCAACATCAGTTACAACTGACACAGAGACAGTAAAGTCATACAAGGTATTTATGCCTTTGACTGAAAATGTTATTACAATCACAGCAACAGGTGGTACATCACTTCCTGTAGCAGGTCAGGTTGTAGTAACAGCAACTGCCGAAGTATCTAATGCAGCAGCAAAGGCTGCTACAAAGGCTTCAGAAGATGCAGCAAAGGCAGCGCAGGCTGCTACAGATGCAGCACTTGCTGCTTCTAAGGCTGCAGATGCTGCAACACTAAAGGCTCAAGCAGCCGTTGATGCAGTAGCAGCACTCTCTGCACAAGTTGCAACACTAATTGCTTCACTTAAGAAGCAACTAACAGCGCTAACCGCTTTGGTCGTAAAGATTCAAAAGAAGGTTAAGGCTTAATTAGTCCAACAATTAGGGGAGTCAGGAAACTGGCTCCCTTTTTTGTTGCATAAAAATGATATAATAAGTTTATTAAACATCGGAAAGGATGTGGCCCTCTATTAAAAATCTCCTACTAAAGAGTGGGGTAATTGCTTTTTTAGTGGGTCTTTGGCTAATCTTTAGCCCTGCAGATCTTGCTCATGCAGTAGATGAGGTAACATCACAGGTATCTATATCAGATACTTCAACAGCAACTATATCTGCTGGATCAACAGTAACAATTGAAAGTTCAGCAGCCACAATAGAGGTAGCACAAACTGAAATAGCCCAGGCTGAATCTACCACGGCAGTCATAGAAACCCAAGCAACAGCCATTACAAGCCCTACAGAGACCATTACAGCCACTATCACACAGGCTCAGACCTCTATAGTACAGGCTCAAGCAGTAGTAGATAGTGCTACTGTAACTGTGAATAATGTTACTTCAGTTGAGGCTTCTCTTGCTCAAGCAGTAGAAACACAGACTGCTATGGCTCAGATAGTTGCTTCTGAATCAGAAACAGTACAGACTTTAGTAGATAGCATGACGGTTTTATCTGGACAAATTGATAGCCAAACAGCAATAGTTTTATCTGATAGCGCTACAGTAACATCAGAGCAAGGGGCTTTGACTTTAGTTCAAGATCAAATAGCACTTCAAAATGCTGGTAATCCACAGACTACAGATCTTCCTAAAGATGATGATTATGCATTCAGAATGACTCTTCCATATGCCCTTAGACTTGGTGATCAAGAATATACAGATGTATATGTTGCTACAAATGGTTTGATATCATTTGGACAACTACAAGGTTGGGGTGGAAATGCTCCAGCAGTTTACATTAACTTCCGTGATTGGTGGAATGTTGATTCAGATACATATCTAAGATATTCATCAACAATAAATACTTTATTGATTGAGTGGATGGTAAGACCATATGGAACTAGGTCTGGAGAATTAACTAATATTATCTTTGATGCTGATGTGAACCCAATTGATGGAACATGGAAAGCAGATGTATCTTCAGTGGGTCAGTCAGGTAGTGGTCAAGTTCAAGTTAATCAAATGATTAATAATCAACTAACAGGATCTGTTATACAACAAAATACTGGTAGCACTCCAACAAATCTTTCTGCACATATTGATATTACTGGCTATACTCCATATACTCCTCTTCCACCAGATACAAATTTAGCAGATGCCTTAGCATCAGCACAGGCAGATCTTTCTGCAGCACAAGCAACACTTTCTGCATCACAGGCAGTTCTTAATGGCTTGCTTTCAGATGAGGATGCCTTACAGTCTGAAATAGATGCAGCACAGGCTGAGTTATCTGCAGCACAATCAGATCTTGCAGAAGCAACACAAGAGGTTGCTTACTGGGAAAATGAATTAGATAATGCAGAAGCAGAACTAGATGCTGCAGTATCTTCAATTGAGCCAGTAGTTGAGGCAATGAAAGCAGCAGTTGTTGTTGCACAAACAATGGTTAATAATACTCTTGCAGAAGAGGAGGCAGCCAGACAAGCAGCGTTAGCAGCAGAGGCTGCAAGACAGGCTGCAATCGCAGAAGCAAATGCTAGAGCCGCAGAAGCAGCAGCAGCGAAAGCAGCGGCAGATGCAAAAGCAGCACAAGAGGCTGCTGCTAAAGCAGAAGCAGATAGATTAGCCGCAGAAGAAGCAGCGGCAAAGGCTCAGGAAGAAGCAGCAAAGGCAGAAGCAGATAGAATTGCTGCAGAAGAAGAAGCAGCCAAAGCAGAAGCAGAGGCTAAAGCACAGCAAGAAGCAGATGCAAAAGCAGAAGCAGAAAGATTAGAGGCTGAAGCGGAAGCAGCACGACAGGCTGAGGAAGATGCAAAGGCTGAAGCAGCAGCAAAAGAAGCAGAGGCAGAGGCTGCTAGACAAGCAGAAGAAGATGCTAAAGCAGAGGCTGAAGCAAAAGAAGCAGAATTAGAAGCGGCAAAGGCTGAAGAAGAAAAAGCCCAAGCAGAAGAAGAAAAGTTAAATGAAATACTTGAAGAAGCAAAAGATGGTAAAGAATTAACTGAAGAACAAAAAGAAGTCGTAGTAGCAGCGTTAGTAGAAAACCTTAAGCCTGGAGAATCACTCTCTGCAGCAGAAGTAAAAGCATCTGGAGTCTCATATGCAGACCTACCACCATCAACACCTGTTGAAGTTCGTACAGATGAAAGTGGTAATCCACTTGTAATTACTGCTGAAGTTGCAGCAAATGTTGAATTAGTTCAAAATCCAGGGGCATTACTAAATGCAGCGTTAACTGATCCAGGAGCAGCATTAGCAGCACTTGGAAGTATTGGTGCAGATATGACAGAAGCAGAAAGAGAAGAAGCAACAGATATGGTTGTGGCTACAGTTGTAGCAGCAGGAGCAGCAATTAATGCTGTTGGTGCAGCAACAAGTGGTGGATCAACTGGTGGTTCAAGTGGAGGAGGAAGTTCTGGTGGAGGCTCAGGCAGCAATTCACCAGGTTCAAGAGGAGGAAGAAGATGGTAAGAATACTAAAAAATATAATCAAAGACCTAATAGATCAGGCATGGACTCTTCTTGGAATGTTTATCGCCTGGGTTGTTTTGGACGGTAGTGCTAAGACTATAGTTGGCTATGGAATTGTAGCAACTACGGCACTTTGGATTATAACTAGTCCATTTAGAAATAAGGAGGAATAAAATGGCAAGAAAGAAAGATGTAGACCTAACAGTAGTTGATCCTACCACAGGAGAAGAAGTTCTTGGCTCAACAGCAGTAACAAACCTTTGGAATATTTTTCTAAGAATTATTGCAGTATTTGCTGCATCAGGACTCTCAGTCATTGGTGCGGGAGCAGTGGTTGGTATTTCTACAGTTACAGCAGTAACAATGGCGGGATTGCTAGGAGTAGCAACCGTAGTTGAAAGACTAGCAAGATCATTCCTAGATGATGGCAAACTAAGCGCAGATGAGATTAATCAAGCATTTGCTAAAGTAGATAAGCAGTCATAATCAAGGGTGTTTGACACCACAAAGCCCCCTAGTGTATACTATATATATACATTGGGGGGTTTTGGCATGACTTGTATTGCCGTTCTTAAGCATGAAGATAAAGTATATATGGCTGGTGACCGTGGGGCATCAGACGATGGTACTATTCTAGCACTTGATGCACCAAAGGTATGGAAGATAGGCCCATATTTAATTGGTTATGCTGGTGCTATGGATGGCGAACGTATTAGATATAACTTTCATCCTACCGCTCCAAACATTAAAGACACAGACAAATTTATGCAAACCAAATTTATTAAAGAACTTAGAGAGTTTTATAATGATTTCTGGGTTGATACATCTAAAGATGGTGATCTTGGTTTGATCATTGCAGTTCGTGGTGAAATATATGAGCATAGTTCTGCAGATATGTCTTTATCCAAATACACACTGCCATATTTAGCAATGGGTTCTGGAGCAGAATATGCTTACGGAGTTCTATATGCAACAGATAAACAAAAGAATGCAAGAAATCGTGTATTATCAGCAGTATCTGCAGCAATTAAATTTAGCCCATCATGCATGGGTCCAGTTGACGTAGTTAGCGCTTAGAGGTATACTTGTAATATGATCAATGACGAAGATAGTTTAGAGTTTGAAATTTGGTTAAACAATGGAATTGAACGGGGATGGATAACAGAACCGTTCTGCAATACACATGAAGGTGATCCCTTTATGACAGAAGAAGAACAAGAAGAGTGGGAAGCAGGAGGCGACCCATGCCAAGTAGTACTTAAGATAAAGGAATAAAATGAAAAAAATAGCAGTGGGGATTGTTTTAGTATTAGGGTTTGCATCATTGCAAACTGCACAGGCAGAAGTAAAGCCATCAATTGCAATTATTGATACAGCAATTGACTCATCAGCACCTCAACTTCAGGGTAAAATTATTCATGAAGTATGCATAATGGAAGAAAAGCGCTGTCCAAATGGTCAGGTATTTCAAGAAGGTCCAGGGTCAGCAACACTTCCTGTTTCACAAGTATATGCTAATGGCTGGGATCATGGGACTATCATGGCATCTGTTGCAACACAGGTAAATTCAAACATCAACATTGTGTTTATCCGAATTGTTCCAATGGTTGTAAAGACTGGTAAGCAATCAACATACTCACAATTTGCAGTTATTGATGCTCTAAATTGGGTAGCAAATAACAAGGATAAATTTAATATTGTTGCTACATCAGCATCTATGGGGCATCACAAGTTTCCTGCAACAGCAAACTACTGTCCAGTAAATCCTGTTTTGCGATCAAGTATTGTAAAATTGCAGGGTATTAATGTTGCTACACTTTTTGCTACTGGTAATAACTATGACTACTCTCGTGTAGATTACCCAGCATGTATAGCAGAAGCAATTGCAGTAGGGGCTACAGATAAGTCTAATCGTATTGCACTGTATGGAAATAGTGGTTTGGAAGTTGACTTCTTTGCCCTTGGAAACTATACAGTCAATAATAAAAATGTTTTAGGAACATCTGCTTCAACAGCAGCCCTAGCATCTTACTGGGCTAAGAACTATACTGGTTCTTATCAAGGAACCTTTGATGCTCTAAAGGCTAAGTCAAAGCCTGCAGAGAATGAAAAGGTTAAGACAACAGCCTTTGTAGATATCTTAGGCTAATAAGTTTTGGTCTGTAACTCAGTTGGTAGAGTGGCGAACTGTTAATTCGCAAGTCGCAGGATCGAGACCTGCCAGACCAGCCAAGCGACTATTGCATAGTGGTAGTGCGTAACCTTGCCAAGGTTAATGTGCGAGTTCGATTCTCGCTAGTCGCTCAAAAAGTTTGATATAATAGATTTGTATCGCCTTCGGGGGTACATTAACTTATTCGCTTGAAAGGGGAATAATATGGTAACAAAACTTGCTATGGATCTATTCAATGATCCTTTTTTTATTGGCTTCAACAGAGAGTTGAATCGCCTAAATAGTGCATATAAAACAAACTCACAGTCATATCCACCTTACGATATCTTAAAACTAGATGAAGATACATATAGAATCTCTCTAGCAATCGCAGGGTTTACTAAAGAAGATATTGACGTTTCAGTAGACAATGGAACCCTGCTTATTAAGGGTGAGATTGTAGAAGTAACAGATGCTGAAGTAGTTCATAAGGGTATTGCTGGTCGTAAGTTCACACGATCATTTGCTCTTGGTGAATATATGGAAGTAACAGGCGCTGATATGAAGGACGGTATGCTACACATTAACGTAGAGCGTATTGTTCCAGAAGATAAGAAGCCTAAAACTATTGAAATCAAGTAATATAATATAGGTAGTCCCTACACAGGACCTTAGAGATGGTTTAGTTACCCAACTATATGAGACCGTGGCTTAAGTGCCTGGATTGCCTGTGTAGGGCTTTATAACCCTGATATAATGATTAACAATGACTGACAAAGAGTTAGCGCATAGGCAGAAGCAGATTCTGAAAAAGAAACTAGCGGATATCAAAGAGGCTAGTGGATGTGCAGACTGCGGAATCACTAACCATATAATGTTAGACTTTGATCATTTAAGAGATAAAAAATATAATGTTTCTAGAATGATTCACGATGGCTTTTCTTGGAAAGCAATACAAAAAGAAATAGAAAAATGTGAAGTAGTTTGTGCAAACTGCCATAGAGTAAGAACTCATGACCGTTTGACAAAGAAAAGCGCATGATGCTATAATTAATATCTAGCCAATCAATAGGAGGAACAAGTGGCAGCAAAAGGCTCAGTAGAAGCAATCATTGAGGTTGCAAAGAAAGAATTAGGAACTATCGAAGGTCCAAAAGATAACGAAACAAAGTACGGCGCATGGATGAAGGTAAACTTCCAACCATGGTGCCAATCATTCGTTTCTTGGTGTGCATATACAGCAGGTGTAGCAAAGTTTCCAAAGTCTGCATCAACAGTAGCAGCATCAGATCAGTTTAAGAAAGAAGGTCGTTGGGCAGATGCTCGTAATGACGATCCAACTCCAGGAGACTGGATTTATTTTGATTTCCCAGAAGATGGTGTAAATCGTATTTCACACGTAGGTCTTTGCATTAAGAACAATGGTGATGGAACTATCCAAGTTATTGAAGGAAATACATCAGGAACTGCAAAGGGAGACCAGCGCAATGGCGGAATGTGTGTAGAAAAAACTCGTGGTTATGTAAAAGATAATAAGAAGAAGTTAATGAATGCTGTTGTTGGTTGGGGCCGTCCAGTTTATGCTGGAGAAGAAAATGCACCACTACTTTCAAAGCGTGATGCTGCACCAGTAGCAGCGGCAAAGCCAGCAGCACCTGCTGCAAAGAAGGCTTTTTCACCATTGAAGGTTGGTTCAAAGGGCACTGCAGTTAAGACTGTACAAACACTTCTCAAGCAACGCTAAAGGCACTCAAAGGTAAGTAATGCCTGTTTATGAGTATAAATGCACAGGAAACTGTGAAGGTATTATCATAAAACAAAGGTCTATAAAAGAAGACGATCCAGGGTATGAGTGTGAAACTTGCACTCTACCACTGGAACGTGTATACTCAGTAGTAGAAACAATCTTTAATGGTTCGGGATTTTATAAAACTGACAATAGAAAGTAGCGGTATACTATGAATACAATGATTACTGAAGAAGTTGTACAAAAGGAATGGATTCTTAAGGCAACTGACCGCTGTGATTCATGTGCAGCAGAGGCTCTTGTAAAGGTAACTGGATTAAATGGAGACCTAATGTTCTGTGGTCACCACTATAATAAGATTATGGATAATCCAGAAGGGTACGCTAAAATGATGGCATTTATGCTTACAGTCATTGATGAGCGTGAAAAGTTAGTTGAAAATAAAGCGAAAGGTAAAGACTACTAATGTATGAGTATTATGTTCGTAAAGTAGAGAATGTTGTTGATGGAGATACCATTGACGTTCTTATTGATTTAGGTTTTGATATTTTATTTCAATCTCGTGTAAGGCTTGCTGGCATTGATACCCCAGAATCTCGTACATCTGATAAGGCTGAAAAAGTTCTTGGGCTTGAGTCTAAAGAATATTTAAAGAAGTACCTTAAAGATGCCAAGTCTGTTGTTATTAAGACTGAGAAGATGGACTCATCTGAGAAATATGGTCGCATTTTGGGCTGGGTATATGTTAATGGTGATACCGAATCTCTTAATGATAAGATGATTAATGATGGGTATGCTTGGGGATATATGGGTGATACCAAGGTAAAAGACTTTGAAGCACTAAAGAAGGCTAGAGAGAAGTCTGGTAAGTGAAACAAGTTTATTACTTTACAGCAGATTGGTGTGGACCTTGCAAACAGGTAAGACCAATTGTTGAAGAGTTGAATAGAGATCAATCAGAAGTTAAGTTTCAAATAATTGATGTTGACTCTGAAGGTGAACTTGCTAGAAGGTTTGAGATTAGATCAATTCCGACCTTTGTTCTTATTGAAGATGGACAGGAAATCAACCGATTTACTGGGGCAAAAACTAGGAATGATTTGGAAAACTTTATCAAGTGAAAGACTATACAGATAGTGAAATGATTAATAAACTTATCCTTGATGGTGGCCTTGAGGTTGCTGCAATGGATAACGATACTGGAGAACTTCTATATTCTTTTACTCCAAAGATCAAAGAGATAATGCCAGAATTATATCAAGAGCATATGCATAACGTAAACTCTCAGGTTATGAACCTATGGGAAAAGGGGTTTATTAATCTAGACCTGTTTACGGCTGATCCAATCATTACACTGACATTAAAGGCTTTAGATAAAGAAGAGGTTAAAACCCTTTCTAAGCAGGAAAGATGGTCTCTATTTGAGATCGTACGCCTGCTACAGCGCAAAGTCTGATATAATCAGTATATAAACTTAGGAGGTTTACTATGCCATATCATGTTGGAGCAAAAGGCTCTTATGGATGTTCTGGATACCCTGCTGTAAAAGAAGGCACTAACGAAGTCATGGGATGCCATAAGACAAGAGCAGAGGCCGCAGCACAAATTTACGCAATTAATCAAAGTGAAGGAAATATTGGTAAGGCTGCAACAATGCTTTCTGAAGGTGATTATGCAATGACACAGCATGGTGGTGAAGGAGACTTTCACATTGGCCAAGTTGTTCATGTAATGACAGAAGGTGCTTTAGGAAATCCAGAAACTGAATATTATATGGAAGCAACTCCAGAAAATCCAGCAGTTATGATTCAACTTTTTGAACAAGAAGAAGATGGATATTGGGAAGCAACAAGACTTTATACTGCATGTGCAATGTCACTTTATGTAAAGATTGATCCACTTCAAACTGAACCAGAGATGGATTCAGAAATGGGCATGGCAATGTATGATGCATCTATTGGTAAAGCAAAGAAACCTAACTATGGTGAAATGATTAAACCACGTAGAGGTGGAAGTGATCCAGCAAACCCACAACTATATGCAAGAGTTGTTCAGGCTGCAAAAGATAAATTTGATGTTTATCCATCTGCAGTTGCAAATGCGTGGGTAGTTCAGGAATATAAGCGTCGTGGTGGTACATATAAGGCTGACTCTGTTTCAAAGGGTACTATTTGGGATGGTAGTTTACTAGATCCAAGAGGATTGTCAAAATAATGGCTGATACATATACACCTACATCTGGCATGAAAGCCGCTGCTCGTCGTGCACTTAAATGGAAAGAAGAAGGTAAAGCAACTGGCGCAGGAACTCCTGTAGGTTGGGGAAGAGCAACAGACATTGTTAATGGATCTGCAATGTCTCTTGATACTGTTAAGCGCATGTATTCTTTCTTTTCTCGTCATGAAGTAGATAAAAAAGGTAAAGATTTTTATAACACAAGCAATCCATCTAATGGTCGTATTATGTGGGATGCTTGGGGTGGCGATGCAGGTTTTACCTGGAGCCGTTCAATTGTTGAAAGAGAAAAGAATAAAACAGAAAAAGCGTGGATAGGTAGCGCATTTAGTTTCAGAAAGGGGTAAAGCGGTGGAAGATTTGGGTAGAGACGAACTAATCCAGTTAGTTACATTTTATAAGCAACGTGCATCTGATCTAGAATTTACTGTATTACAAACACAGTTAAAGTTAAATAAAACTATTGCACTTGTTGGTCAAGAGCAACCAGTTCCAGCAACAAAAACAGTTGTAGACAGAAAGTCAAAGTCTGAGTAAATAGGAGGAATAATGCAAAATATCCTCATAGTGGGCTTGACATTGATCGTGTCATGGACTATACTTAAAGTAATAAAGAATAGAAGTAAGAAAGTATTTTCTAGAACGCTATATCGCCAAAGTGATATGCATAGAATGCTTAAATACTTCTTTTCTCTTGAAATAGCAAATAACGAAAAGCGTCCTTCTCAGTTGACAAAGCGCATAGAAAAGGATATGATTAAGGTTATTGTTATGGAAAACCAAGCATATTGGGTATCTGACAATACTTTTTATGTTGCAAAGGCTTTTGAGGGTGAGGTTCTTCCTGATACCGCAGAGCCAGTAGACATAGAAAATATGTCTAGAAAAGACATTGATAAGATGTTATTCATATTGGATAACTTAAAGAATGGAAAAGAAAAAGATGATAGTAGCAGTGCAGGGAACGAATGACTTTGACGATTATACAGTCTTCATTCGTGCTATGGGGGTTGCACTTTCTGGCATGTCAGATGAAGACAAAGAGTTTGTAATCTATTCTGCTGGACCTGCTCGTATCAACTCTTTTGTTTCAGAGTTTTCAAACCTATCTGAACGTGGTATGAAGGCAAGAGGCAGAAAGATTAAGTTTTACAAAGTTGCAAATGCATGGCTTGAGGATAATATGAACCATGTTAACTACTTTGCTTTTCTTAGTAAGCCAAAGCAGCAAAACTCAAAGTTAGTTGACTGCGCTGAACAAAATAATGTTGAAGTTGGAATTTTCCGTTACTAATAGAAAGAATGATGATGATAATCAATAAGTTGGAAACAATGGAGAAACTCGTAGCATCTAATAAATCCTTAGCATGGGTAGGTTGGGATGTTGCAGAGCGTAAGAGAACCGATATGGGTAGGACTGCCGTAAACGGTGTTAGAGTCAATGATCAGTGGTACACACAACGAGTATTTAAACTGGATCGTAATGGCTGGGATATTCCAAATAAATACAGGATGTAAACATGAAACAGCATGTTTGGAAAGACAATGCTGAGTGTTTAGGTCTTGATACTAATCTATTCTTTGAAAAGTATGAAGACGATCCTACACTTAGACCAGGCGTAGATTCCATTTGCGGTAGATGCCCAGTAGCAAAGCAATGTTTTGCAGTTGGTGTTTCTAGCAAAGAGTGGGGTATCTGGGGTGGAGTTTACCTAGAGAATGGCGAAATCTCAAGAGAGTTTAACAATCATAGGTCAAAGAAAGATTGGGCTGATACCTGGTCTTCTTTAACAATGGAGAAATAAATGTATACAGATGCTATGCGTAGAGCCTTTCATGCAGTACAAGCCCCAAAGGGTTTTGCTGTGACAATTGTTGACAACGATGCCTTTCTTACTGTAAAATTAGATGAGAGGCAGTTTGCAGGCATGGTTCATGATGAAAAGATCCAAGCGTTGCAATATGTTGTAAATTTAAAAAAGGCTTTAGAAATGGAAGGCGCAATTGTGGTAGTTACTAGAGAGGCACTAAAGTGATTAATACTATTCTATTAATTTCTTTATCTACACTTTGCGTATCTTTTGCTGTTGCTTATTCAATTACTCTTAAAAGATTAGCACGTTTAACACAAGAATGTGCAAAACTTTTTATTGATAATAAAACGCTAGAAGAGTTTATTGCCTCAAACAATGTTGAATTTAAGAATGATAGCGATATTCATAAAGAAAACTTTATTAAGTTTTTATCTGATTCTCGTGACTGGGCTTTTGGCTATATAGAAGAAGTCCAATCTGGTCTTAATAAGTTTGTTAGTGATGTTGAGCCAGATATCAATTACTTTAAAGAGTATGGGGATGTTATTTCTATGCAACCAAACTATGATTCATTACAAAGAATATCAAGAGCGTATGAAGAATTAAAAAACTTACTACCTAAAGAGGAAGAAGAAGTTAAATGAAAGACATTATATTGTCAACACTAACAGGTTTTGGATGCGGTGTCGTGTTTGCAGCATTCAAATTGCCAGTACCAGCACCACCAGTTTTTGCGGGAGTCGCAGGAATTATTGGTCTATGGATTGGCTTTACAGTACTAACACGAGTTATTTCCTAGGAGGAAACTATGAACAATCTAATCAATGATAAGACTAAGGCACTACTAGCATCATATGGTCGCTCAGTACTTGCATCAGGTCTTGCACTATACATGGCAGGGGTAACAGATCCAAAGGATCTATGGACAGCACTAGTTGCTGCAATCGCTCCAGTAGCCATTAGAGCAATCAATCCTAACGATAAGGCTTTTGGTGTATTGCCAGATGCTCAGGTAGTTGAGAAGGCTCTTAAGACAGCAAAGGCACCTGCTAAGAAGGTTGCTAAGAAGGTTGCTCCAAAAAAGAAAGCAATCTAATAAATAAAGTAGGTTGGCCAGTCTAGAGATAGGCTGGCCTTCTTTATGGAATAGGTAAGTATGGACTTTGTATATATTTGTAAAGATGGGGAAAATGAGGAACTTAGGTACTCAATTAGATCAGTCATGGCTAGTTTTCCTGATGCAAAGGTTTGGATAGTTGGTGGTAAGCCTCCTTGGTATAGAGGAGATTTTGTATTTGTACCACAGCAATCAGCAAAGTATATCAATGCAATAAATAACTTAAAAGCAATCTGTGCCTCAGAAGAAATATCAGAACAGTTTATATTAATGAATGATGATTTCTTTATTATTGAAAAACTAAATTCAATAGATAACTTTCATGGCGGATTACTATTAGATAAGATAAACCTATATAAAAAGATAACCAGTAAGTCTGGTTATATAGTTAAACTTGAGCAAACATTTAATAAGATAACTGATCTTGGTATATCAGATGCTCTAGACTATGAACTTCATGTGCCAATGATAATGGAAAAAGCAAAACTAAAGGCTGTGCTTAGGCATGGACACCAACTTCTATGGCGATCTATGTATGGCAATATATATAATATTGGTGGAACAGAGATGAAGGATGTAAAGGTTTATACTGAAGGGCCTTTAACTGCTAAATCTTATGAGATTACAAATAAAGAACATAAATATTTATCTAGTACAGATACTTCTTTCCAGATGTTATATAGTCTTATCTTAAAAAGAATGTTTTCAACAAAATCTAAATATGAAAACTAATTAAATATTTCTAAGTACTTTGGCTTTAATACTTCTGCGCTAAAGTTTTCAAGACCAATATCTAAAGCCTGCTTCTTCATCTCACCACGTCTTCTCATATTCATATAGTTATCTACAATCTTCGCTAAATGTTTTGGATCTCCAGCATGAACATCAATCATAGATTTTGCACGGAACTGATCAATCTTCTCAGCCTTAATTAACCATTCAGGTGGAAGAATAGCATTATTAGGCATAAGGTTAGTCATAAAGACAGGTAAACCACTAATCAAAGCCTCATTCATTGGTAGGCATAACCCAGCATATCGTCTAGGAAGAAGCATAGCGTCATAGCCATCATACATTTCTTCTCTGTTCTCTGGGTTTCCTGTGTCAATAATTAGTCTTGGATCATCACACTTAATATCAAGGGGAGTCTGGGTTTTGATTACCAGTTCGTAATCTCCCTTAGAATACTTTAACATCTCAATGACAGTTTCTGTACCATTTCTATCTCTAGCAGCCTTCTTACCACCAATATGTAGTAGTCTATTGTGGTTTTTAGACATGTTATTCTCTCGTACCCTATCAAATAAAGTAGCATCTGTTGGTGGGGGAAGATATTTAATTGCTGTTCTATCCCCAAAAAGTTCAATCATCTTATCAAGATTCCATAGGCTTGGAGCCAGGAACATATCAGGAAGAGGTGCATCAGGCTTAGAAACATTCTCTAAAAACTCATAGTTATATTGAAGAACTGTCTTAACATTCTTCTTTCTAGCATAGTCTGCAAAGTTGGTATTGTAAAATGTTTCGCAACTTAATACAACATCTACCTCTCTAAGGAATCCAGATATCTCACTTCCCTTTGGAAATCCATTGGTTTTAATAACTTGGTATTCGCTATACCACTCAGGATGTTGCTTGTTGCTATTAAATGACCTTGAGTCAATTAGTAGTACCCTGTCAGGGTTTAACATCTTGATCAGTTCTCTGGTTTGATTACCAAGCCCAGTGTTATCTGATCTTGCAATGATTCCTAATCTCATTCTTTATATCCCCAAGCATCATCATCTGATGTAAACTTTCTTGTTCCTTCACGACCATCTAAATGATAAGAACGCTTTATGTTTCCTTCAGGGTGATATATCCATAACTTATGTGACTCCCACCCATTGTGCTTACAGTCTTCTTGAACAAGTCCATGGGTTGTATCTTCAATGAATACTTTATCTGCAAGTGGTGGAAGAATTACATTTCTATAATATGATACTCTGCTAAGGTGTGGCCTTTGACTCCATTGTGATGTTTTCATAAAGCCATCTTCAAGACCAAACATCAAGTGCTTATGCGGTTCAGGAATTACTGCTTCAAAGTGAAAACGAATAGTATTTGCTTTTTCGTATTCAATCATATCTAAACACTTTTGCCAATCAATAGGTTCATCTGGAGTTAGTGGAGCATCTCCCTCAACATAAAGAAGCAAAGATGTTTGTATTTCATTAATAGTTCTACGCATCATTGTGCTCTGATGGCTATGCTCATCAAAAATTATTGGTAAAACATTTTTATACTCATGAAGACATTTCCACAATATGCGATTTTTATATTCATCGTAATCTTTTCTACGATCATATTGTTCATGTCGCAATCCGTCTATCTGCATAATAATTTCATTAGTTGGAAAGTGTACTCTGATAGATCTAATAGTCTCATCAATGATCTCTGTGCTAGGATGGCTTGGCAAGACCGAAGTAGCCAAGACAATAGTTACATCATTTTTATTCATTTACTTGTCTCATTATCTTAATACCTAGATCTCTCTTATATTTAATCCACCAAGCAACTACTTTGTGCATATTTTTTGGGTACTGATTTAATAGTTCTGGCATTAACTTACGTAACTCAGACCAATTAGAAACATGCTCAACAGGAATGTCATATCCAAATAAATAGTTATAAAAGTCTAGACTATTACCCTTTGGATCTACCCTATCGGCTATGGGTAGGCATAACATTTCTATAGCCTCAAAGAATCTAAACGAATCTATTACAACAGCCCCAGAAGGTGCTGGAGCAACCTTAGCACTGGCTAGTGTGCGGTAGTAGTCTACAGGCTTATCTCCCTGTGCAAAGCCTGCTGTGGGCTTAAAAAGGGCATTTGGCATGGTTTGTAGTACCTTCGCTAACTGCTGTCTACGTGAGTGTGTTATTTGACCACCAAAATATAAATCATTATCTTTAGAAGGATATTCGGGAGCAAACTTCTTTAAATGTTGGGGTACGCCAATAGGAAGTTTATTATAATCTTTGTGCTTTTCGTGAGGGTATTGAATCCATATCTCAGCATTAGGATGATTAATCTTGCTTATGTCAAACTTACCTTCTTCATCCCCAGTTATAAATAATACAAGCCTAGATATGTTCTGTATCTGTGCATTAACATCTTCTTCATGACCAAGGTTTTGAGGTCCAGGAACCACAACAAATCCTCTATCAACTTTGGGTATAGAGTTAACCTTTATCTGATCAACCTCATACTTATCAAACACTTCTTTTAGAAGGCCATAGTCCCACTTATCAGCAGCACAATCCTCTTCATTAAAAGAATATAGATAACATTTAGATTGGTTCATAATAGAGATGCACCTCATGCTGATAGTCTAGTATGGTTTCTTTATATCCAAGTTCCATAATCCAATATCTAAGATCCCAAAGATATTTATTCCAATACATAATCATAAATTCTGGATGACCAGATAGCCAAATTTTTGGTTTGTATTCCTTTAAAACTTTTTCTGCACCAGTTAGTACAGCCCACTCACTTCCCTCTACATCAAGAGTTATTGCTGTTGGTGGCTTGATATTCTTATCATAAACACATGAATCAATTGTTATTTGTCCATAATTAGATCCTTCTGTATGCAATTCTTTAAATCCATGTGCAGCATCAATTACTACATCCGCTTCTGGTGGAAACTCATTGTGATAAATTCTTGCAAGTTTATTGTTTTCATTAGATGCAAATCCAGGGATGCAGGCCATTGGCTTATTTAGTTTATTGCTTTTCCATAATTGTGGGTAGTGTGACCATACTTTAGGGTTTGGCTCAAATATTACAGTCTCTGCTCCCCATATTTGGCAAAGCGCAACCATCTCTCCTTCTTCTCCACCAACATAATAAATCACATCACCAGGTCCAAGATTATTGTGCATTGATTGTAGTCTTTTTCTTTCCCATCCTTTTTCGGTGTACCACTCAGGTCTATTGGCACGATGTTCTGGAAGAAAGATTTCAAACTCTCCATTAATTTTTGTTTTAATCATTTCTGTCATTTTGTAATGATCCTATTCTTCATATCTAACTTTTTTAATAAAACTAACATGGTTCTCATCATCTTCTTTAGGCCAATATTTAAAATCTACATCTGGTAAATTAAATGGAGTTGCATAAAGTTTATCAACGGTATGTCCACCTCCAGGATATTGACCCCATTTATTATAAAAATATTGATGCAGTAAATTGTCGTTTGATCTTACGCCACCCAGTTTAATACTATGACCCATAATGGTATCTGAAACATCAAATAAAATTTTTTCCCATTTAACATCAGGCATTGCTTTTGTAATTCTAATACTATAATCTAAATCATCATATCCATATGGTGTAAAGTTTTCATCCCATCCGCCAACAGTATCAATAACATCTTTTCTAAAAGCCATCAAATGCCAACCATAAAGTTGCCATCCTTCTACAATTTGAGCATCAGTTTTTTCTAAATGTTCAATAATATCTAACCCACCTTTGTCACCAAACCGTATAGCGGCACTCATTATGATCAGCCAATCAGCATTATCTTCGTAAAGTTTTTTAATACCAAGATTATGGCTAGCCATTATTCCAATATTATTAACTGTATTGTCAATCTCTAAGATATTATCTAACTTGCAATTAGACATAAACTCATCACGAAATTCTTGAACACGAAATGGTAGGCAAACTACATACTTCATTAAAGACCTAGTTCTTTCATAATTGCTGCCCACCGATGAACATAGGTATGCTCTTGTTTAGTTCTTTCATGCCCATTAAGTCTGATACGTTCTCTTTCAAGATCATTTTCAAGGTAGTTATCTATCTTAGTCTTTAGATCCTGAAGGTTACCGTGTTCATAAAAAACAATCTCATTACCATCTTCAAAGTATTCTTCAAGCCCTGTAATGCGAGGGTAGATAGTGAAACCACCACGACCAGTACTCTCAAAGAGTCTATCACTAGTATAGTAAGGATAGTTAAAATTAATGTTAAGGCTATCTCCTACTGCCACCTTGCTTTGTGCATATATCTGGTTTAGTGCATCTCCACGCACTGTTCCAGTATCACCGTCTCCACCAACATGTAGGAAGCGCTTACCGTATGTTTGTCTTAGGAAGTCTATCAAGTCTGAACGGTATTTATGCTCATGATGATATCTCTTGCTACCAACAAAGATTACATCATACTTAAACTCATATGGGTTATAGGCATTATGGATATAACATTCTTTGTCGTATACTCCTGCAGTAATGAAGTGACCTTTGACTTCAGTATTCTCATTGAACCAATCAGCCATTAACTTATCTACAGTAAAGAAATGTCCAATAGTTTTATAAAAGTTATCTTGCTCAAGATCTTTCTGTCTTTCTAAACCAAACCATAAATCTAAGTGGTATGTAATTGTAGGTATACCAGCCTTCTTAAGTCTACGGAGAACATCATCCATAGTCATCTTACCTGTGGTTTGCCATCCATGTGTATGTACCCAGATAAATAGATCGCTCTTCAATGCTCTATCAAGGATAGCCTCACTGCGTACTTTCTTTTCCTGTAACTTTTTGACTGAATGTCCAAGAAATTCTAAAGATTTAGCATGATGATTTTCACTGCTATAAGGCACTTCAAAGTTGCCAAGAAAAGTTATGTTAGCCAAGATTACCCCTTTGTTTTATCTATTATAGCATTAGCGCCCCTGGCTGGAATCGAACCAGCGACACATGGCTTAGAAGTCCATTGTTCTATCCACTGAACTACAGAGGCTTTGCGGAAGATGTAGGATTCGAACCTACGGTAGTTTTTAACACTACGATCAGTTAGCAACCGATTGCTTTAGACCACTCAGCCAATCTTCCCTAGTACAGCAGGTAGGACTTGAACCTACGATAAC